AATATCGATTTTAGGTGGCGTGGTAGGTATAACGAGGACACTATTTTATCTTTGGATATGTTAAAAGCTGGCTTTTGTACTATTCAATTTAATGCTTTTCTCCACTTTAAAATGCAAACTCAAAAACTGAAAGGTGGTAATACAGATGAGTTTTATCATGTAGAGGGTGAAGAAAAAAAGGGTTTGAAATATACTGATAAGGGAACGCTTGCAAAATCACAAATGCAAGTCAACGTTCACCCTGACGTTTCAAAATTAGTTTATCGTTTCGGTAGAGTTCATCACCATGTCGATTATAGGCCATTCAAAAAAAATAGATTAATCAAAAAAGATGACATCTCTATTCAGGAAGGCGTTAATAATTATGGAATGGAGTTAAAAAATATTTAACATTCATGGCCGAACTCCTTTACATTTTTTATTTAATGTTTCATCAAGAGCAGCATTACAATCCCAGCAATAAGGTCTTTCCCAATCATTGTTAGGAAAAACCATTTTATGAGTTCCCATTTTACTCCTTTTGATTGAGGCCCCGAAGGGCCGTGGGTGTTAATCAACTAATTCATAGGGCTTGTTCCATTGACCGATGTTAATATCAATATACCAGCCTACATTGTGATAATCAGTCATCAAATCTGATTTGTCATGGTTGCCTGTCATCATAGCGTTTGAAACTTCATTTAAGAAATTAGCGCATTCGTCTGAGTGATTATTATCAATTGAGTAAGGATTTATGCTTAGAGAATCACAATCTTTACCTTTCAAAAAATCCAACTTTGATGATTTAACATTTAAAACTAAAGTTGAATGGTGTCGAACTCCGATAGTAGCCTTGACATTATATTTTTTTAAGACATTTTTGATTTGTGGTGAAAGTTCTTTTTTGTGTTGTTGAGACATATAAGCCATTTTACTTCTCCCTTAAAGTTTAATTAAAAATTCATCATGATTAATAATAACAGCTAATAGTTTTATTGTCAATAAAATAATAATGTATTTATGAACAACCTCCTTGACCAACCCATCCAGAAACTACAGTCTGAATATAAATCTTACCCGGCCTCCGAGGGCGTGATTGTCACTGAGATTCTAAAGTCAATCAGTAAGAAAACACCTGAAAACATTTTAAAAAAAACAGACCTCTTTGAGTTTCATGAGAACCATGAAGCACTCAGCACAAAGACCATTCCAGAACTAACCGAATATCTAAAAACAGACCTTGCCAGTAAGAAAGCAATTGATATTCTAATTGCAATCTACATTCTAAACGGCAGCAAGGGAAATTTAGGTTGGACACAACAAACCGAGATAACCGAACTTGAGGAAATAGAAGATCCCTACATAGCTCAAGACATATCTTTCCTACTAACTCAGTCCGAGCTGTTCCCAACCCACCAACCTGAAAAACTAATTAGCAAATACATTCATGGCAAACGTGTTATGCCGCCGGGTTCACCATTCGAGGGGATCTATGATATTTACAAAGGCCCTTATGTAATCGAACTCTGTGACAACATGAGCCCATTCAGTTTAGTCAGACACCAAGCTCTTAAAAAAGGAGTGCAGATCTTTGCCACGACCATAGCCGAAAACGTCATAGCGTACTACATAGGCGAGCGCCCTGCTAAGATTATGTATTTGACCGCAACCGACGAGCTACTAGAGAAATTCAGTAATACCCGGCTTGATCCGCTTATTGATAGCTGCGACCTGAGACACCTCATATTTAGCCAAACTGAAAATATAAAATCAAGAAAGAGTGGCGATAAATCAGCATACAAAGAATTTGTAGGAGGAACACTCGCGCTCGTTTCGCTTCAGTCCCCCAGTGGCATGAGGTTTGAAAGTATAAAAATATTAATTCGTGATGAAATCACAGGCGCACCCAGAAAAATGGTGACAGGTGAGAGCTTCATGAACGCATCCGAGGGTCGAGTCCAAGCATTCATTGAAAACGGTGGTAAAATATTCGATCTCTCCACCACAGGGCTGTATGGGGATTGCCTAATAACGGATCAATATAACAAAGGCGACAAGCGAAAGTACATGGTCCAATGTCCTATGTGTGAAAAGTATCAATGGTTATGCATGGGAACCGGAAAAAGTAATTATGGGTTAAAGGGTGACTACAAAGCAGGCGTTCTAGTCCAAGGGTATTATCAGTGTTACCATTGTCATGACGCTATTTTTGAGAGTAGTAAAATCAAAATGCTCAAATCAGGCCGGTGGGAGCCTACGACACAATCGATTGATAAATACTTCAGGTCTTACCATCTCCCCAGTTTTTACAGTCCAGGGCTGGCCACTTTCACATACATTCGGAAAAAATATGATGAGGCTATTTTAACAGGTGATGATGATCTGCGAGACTTCACCAACCTCTATCTTGGAAAAGCCTTTAAGCCTTCCGGTGAACGTCCCAAACTAGAATCTATTTATGAAATAAGGAGCACCTACAAATCTGGAACCGTACCGGATGAGATCATGTGGTTGACAATGGCAGGTGATGTTCAGCAAGGCCGAGATATTTACAAAGAGCATGATAATGATGATATCGATAAGGAAGTACAGAAAATTACAAAATCCAAAGACTATAAAAAACTAGCAGGTCTACCCAGGCTTGAGGTCGAAGTGGTAGGCCATGGTGCAGATTTTCGCACAGCTTCCATAATCTACAAGATATTTTATGGAAGGATTGATAACTACACAAGCGGGGCCTGGTTACAGCTAACCGAGTGGATCCAAGAAACCGGGCTTATATTTAAGAGAAAAGATGGATTTGAATTTGATGTTAAAAATATTTTCATCGACAGTGGTTATGGAAGATATACAGATATAGTCTACAATTATTGCGGAACCCTGCGGAATGGATACGCAATCAAAGGAGAACGCGAACTAAAACAAGACAAATTAAAAACAGCGACGATTGATGAGATGTCAAAAGGCAACTACACAAGATTCAGGCTTTCAACATCGGGAAGCTATAGCCTAGTTTTGATCAATACAAACTATTACAAAAAGAACATCTACAACAATTTAAAAAATATATCGAATTCGGTTGTGGGTTTTCTTCCTAATAGTCATATCACGCCTGATGATTACCCAGACAGTTACTTTAAGGGCTTGACGGCAGAGGAAATGAAAAGAGACGGGAGCTTTCACAATCTGGCACAAAGGCCCAATGAACCCCTCGATTTGCTGGGATATAATAAATGTGGTAGTGATTTCTATATTGAGGGGCATATTGTAGCAGATCGAGAGAAATTGAAAAGGAATAGCCCTGGAGTCAGTAAGGAGCAACTGAGGAAGGCGGTAAACCGTACCACGATCACAGCACGGTTTGAAAAGCAGCTGAGGGCTAGGGGATGGTGATTAATTAAAAACGATTTGAGCAAATTTTCTTTGATCATTTTCATCTTCAATTTGTGAAATGCTCACATTATTTTCTTGGACTCCAACAACCCCGTGTTGACCTCCCCATCTACAACAAAAACTATTGCATAATTTTTGTTCAAGTCTATCTAACTGGCTTTTCCTTATGAAAAATTCACCATCTATTTCTTCTAGATTAACAATAAATGAAGTTTCATGCTTTGAATTTTTAAATATTGCTTTCATTTTTCCTCTTATATAATTAAGTTCAAAATTGAGCGCAAAACGTGGGTCTTGCGCTTGTGATAAAACGTATATTTGTTAATCGTCCATCCGTTCCACATTGAACAATTTCTAGAGTTCCAATTTCAAAAATATTTTCAATAATCAATCTGACTTCATAACATTGTTCTATTGCTTCCTCAATTACTGTATTTTCTGCCATAGATGAAATTAATTCTAAATCATAATCACTATTATTAACTGTTGAATTGATACAATCAATCCTCACCCCCTCAATAATTAAAAAACATGTATTGCAGTTACTCATAATTCCCTATTATTTAATTAATTAACAGGCCGAATCCTCAAGCGGGCAATTTGGAAGTATTTTTGATTCGTCAGTGATTGAAAAATTAACTTCCTCGGTTATTGGTTCAGGTTCTCTAGGTGCGAAAAACTTATATTTTGGATAAAGAGCAGCGCAAAATCGATCATAACTAGGCCCGTTTACTCTTTTGTTAGCTGGGCAAGTTCCACAGCAATCTATTTTGATCATTTTACTCATTTTATCTCCTATGTAAGTTAATTAATTAGTGTATGATCTAAATTACCACACCAATATTTTATTGTCAATAAAATAATCACTATCATGTCGTTTTATTTTGCTATCATGTCGATTTAGCCACTTTTATTTTACTTTCTTGTATAAACATTAAAAAATTAGTATAAGTAATTATGACTTGCATCACAACCAACCGAAAAACCGATTTAGACAACGATCTAATAGCCGTTTTAGCTAACATTACAGCGATAGACGCCGCTATATTGGCCTTTGCGACAACGGGCACCAAATCATATACAATCGATAGTGGCACAGGTCGGGCACAGCAAGTCTTCAACAGCCCTCTTGAAATGATTACCACACGAGACCGGCTTATAGCTCAACGTAACTACCTCCGCCGTGCATTAAATGGAACCTCTGTTTTACGACAACAGGCGAGGCGAGTGTGAAAAACCCTATCAAAGCCTTCATAAATCGTTTAAAAACGTCCAAAATACCTCAAAATACCGTCTCAGCAGAGCCATTTCATAAATTTACACTCTCTTCACGTCATAATTTTGCCACATTAGGCAACACAAAACGCTCAGGAGGCAAGTCACGGCATGGTTTAGCTCGTTATGAGAACCGTTTAATCCTTGATCATTGGGCATTAAGACAGAATACACGAGAAACTGTACATGATTCCTTGCAAGCCCGCATGATTTTGAGGCGGCAAAATGATACAACGACAGGAAACGGACTTAAACCGGACCCTTCACCCAAGTTTTCAGTGCTTGGAATAACAAGAGAAGCATCCGAAGAATGGGCTGAAAATGTAAAAGACCGCTTTGACCTTTGGGCCAGATCAAAAAATTCCGATTTAACAGGCATAAATAATTTCTATCAAAATCAAGGTTTCTATCAGTGGCAATATGACCGGGATGGTGATGTTTTTGTAAGACTGACTTATTCCAAAGACCCCAGTTTATTAAATCCTCTGCAAATTTCCTTTATTGATCCCAATCAAATCAGAGGTGATGAATTCACATTCTCTTCCGGTCCGTCTGCCCAAGATGATGGATTTATGAAAGACGAAAACGGAAAAATGGAAGGAATTAAGGTCTGGATAGTGGATGCTTCTAGAATAGGCCATTTCAAATTCGTTGATATTGATGTTATTGATAAAAAAACAGGGCGGCACCTGATAGCACACGGCTTTAAGCCTGAATGGGCCGGTCAGTCAAGGGGTATGCCCGAAATAGGCCACGCTCTACAAGACTTTGAAGATATCACCACTTTTGATGTTGCAACCATAAAAAAGGCAATAAACGGGGCAAGTCTTGGTTTTACAGTAAAGAATATGCAACAAACTCCTTCAGACATGGATTTTTCCTCAATTAATGCAGGCGGGGGGGCCGGTTTAGTTGTGACTGATGACCCAGGCTCAAGCAATCCCACTCCGCAAAATGTGGGCATTGATGGGGTTCGTCATTGTGAACTAGACGAAGCGACTCTAACAGAATTTGGAGTCAATCTTTTTAGTGCTCAACAAGGTGACGAACTCGAAGCAATCCCCTCTCTTTCTCCCGCCGAAAACACAGGTGAATATATAGACGGAAAGGCAAAATATCTTTCAGCCTCAGTTTCAATGCCTTTTTCCATTGCAACTATGAGTTTCCCCAAGTCTCACAGTGCATCAAGGGGCGAGCTTGGAATGTATGCCGATGTGATAGAAATAAAAAAAGATGACATCGCCTCTGATTTCCTTGACATAATTTATATTGCATGGTTATCTGAGGAAATTGCAGCCGGAAGAATTCAAGCGCCTGGTTTTTCAGACCCATTACTAAGGGAAGCATGGTCAGTTATTAACTGGATAGGCAAACCTCTCCCAGACGTTGATCCATTAAAAACACTACAGGCAAAAGAGCTTGCACTTGAACTTGGTTTAACTGATTTTGATCGAGAAGCCGTTCTTCACAACGGAACTTCAGGACAAGCGAATCGTGAAAAGGTAAGAAAACAATTAGACGAACTGCCAACCGATCCCTTTGGAAACAAAGAAGTTGAAATGCAGTTTGAAGAAAATATTGACGAGGATGAAACAGAAGAGTAATGACCGAAAAGCGCCGTTTCATAAATAAATTTGAACATTTTGTAGAAAGAAAATTTATTTTGTCCGTTCAAATGGGCAAGGTTCCCGGTGCGTCTATCAGATCATTTCTTTCTGAAAATCCCAATATCCAATCAGGAACACCAGCAACTTTGTGGAATTTTCCCGATGAACCTATTTATACATTTTCTTCTACTGCTGCAATTGATTCAATTTCAAGTGACAATGTTGGTGATACAGTCCCTATTTTTATTTCCGGTTTAGATACAGATTTTAATGTATCTATCCAAATTCCTAATCTAAATGGTCAAAATAGAGTAGCTCTATCCCCTCCTTTGATAAGAATAAATGATGCTTTCAATGCAACTGAAACTAAAACTGATTTACTAGGCAATGTTTATATCTATGAAAACACTGCTATTTCTAATGGGAAACCAGATGATACATTAAAAGTAAAATCTTATATTTCGGTTGATGAACAACAATCTTTAATTGGTGTATTAACTATTCTAGCAGGTCATACCGGGTTTTTTCTGGGTTCATTCGTTTCAATATCAAAACAACCCGCTGCTGGAAATGCAATATTTACCGCTAAAATAAGAACTTTTAATGGTGTTTTTCGGACAGCGCAAAGATTTAATTTATCATCAACCGGATCTTCAGAAAAAACGATTGATCCTACTGCAATGTCACCAATTCCACAAAAAACTGACTTAATTGGTAGTGCATTAGTTACTGCAAATGGCACAGGTGTCAGTTTAACTTTTGATTTTCTTTTGCTTGATAACGAAATATTTAAATTGTCATAAAAATTG